TCTTCAGCACCTTCAAATCCATTAACTACCCACTTGATAGGCATAGTCTTCATTGGATACAATCCACCGATAACATCAACGTCACGGTTTAACAATACCAACAAATGCCACGGCTCCCAACCAATGTCAGCGTCAACAAAGAATAAATGTGTTGCATCTGGCATATCTAAGAACTTAGCAGTTAGTGTATTTCTAGCACGGCTGATAAGTGATTCGTTGACCATTGTTTCCAATGTCCAGTCAATGTTTAATTGACGGGCTGTGTTAGCCCACTTGATGAAACTCATAAATGTTGATTCAGTCAACATACCACCATAGCAGGGCATAGCAATATGCACTTTAGTTGTACGTAGAAAGTCTACATTTACTTGTACTTGCCCGGCTGCCGGAGCTTGTTCTGCTGGAGCATCTGCTGCTTTTTGTGCTTGCTCTACTACTGCTTGAGCAGCAATTTCTTGTACCATTTCAACTGGTACTGTTTTTTCTTCTGTTGCTTTGGTTTTCTTTGTTGCCATAAGGTCCTCTTGTTAAGATATAATTATTTACATCAGGAAGAGGGGTACGAATTATTTTTCTTCTAAATAATCCGTGCTTTCGGTAACATTACTTTCTTCGTTGCCCAAGTGCTTTTTAATGCCAAGCACATCACCTAACATATTTAAACTTGCTAAATATTTCTTATTTGAGTGGTTGGCTCTTTCACTGTCCCAATGAGATTTATCACCATTGTAGTTCATGTAGTTGTCGCTATACTTCACCATCATTGCTAATTTGTTTCCGCTATTAATAATATTCTTAATATTGTCTGCATAACTTAAATTCTTATTTTTAGTCAACAATTGAACCGCTTGTATTACTTCTTTACTAAAGCCTTTTCGTGCAAGTTGCTGTGGAGTATAAGGTGTATCTTCTAATACATCATGCAATAATGCTACCTTAACTGCTTCTGGAGTAAACTGAGTACCAAAGAATTTCTTGCCAATATTAGCAACTGCTTTTGGATGACTTGAGTAAGGTGATGAACCATACTTTTGCCCTTGTTCAGTATCGTGCGCTCGTTGAATAAACTTTTTAGTGTTTCTAACAGTATATTCATTAACTGTTTTGGGATAACCACGCTTAATATTTAATCTATATGATAAGCCCTGTTTATCTAATATATTTGACAGAAATTGTTCAGCTTCTTTAGCACTTTTAAATTTGGTACCTAAATTGTAAGTTTTAGTTGTCCCGTCTTCCAATGTAACAACTGCAATGATAACAGGTTCCATTGATGACTGTGATTGTGGTACTTCACTTGCTTGACTTCCTAATACAGTTGCTCCTAATGCAGCTGCCGCACCCGCACCTCTTAAGAATCCCCTACGACTTAAATCTTCATCAGTTTGCGTATAAGCCTCTTTCATCAACTTAAGTATTTTGTACTGTTGTTCTACTGTTGCTTCTTTCAATAAAGGACGCATCTTAGCAATGTGTTCTTTTATATCACTTGCTTTTCTTCTGGGTTTTGGTGTATGAAATTGAATAAGATTCTGTTTTGCAGTATTCATCATATCCAATACTTCTTTATCATCAAGTGCAGGACTCATTGCTTGACGCCATACTGCAAATTGTTCTTGTTCAGTTTTGTTAGGATCAAGTAATACTTCACGCATTGGTGTCGCACGAGGTCCTTCGTGATAGTCAGGACTATCTACATCACTGCTCGGCTCTTTAGTATCTTGTCTACTAATTACGTTTAGACTATTCAATCCAAAGTTCTTGTATGGAGGAAGACCTGACTTGTCTGGTCTTGTTAGATATCCAAATGCTTCTTTTTGATCAGCACCAACGACTAGTGTAACATCTGTTATGCCTTTAGTTGCTAAGTCAGCTAGTACATGATTCAATGTTGGAGCTTCTGCTGTTGGTAAGCTAAACATACTAGCGTACTCGGGAAACTTCTTTTGATACATCTTAAGTTTTGTCTCTGGAGGAATGGGATCATCTTTACCAAAACTGCGTGATACTACAAAATAAGGTGTTGCACCTGTAGCCTTTGCTTGATGTATAACTGCTTTGACCAATGCATCATGACCAGTATGTCCCATACCACGGCCCCAACCTAATACAGCACTCTTACCACCTTGCGCTTCATTAACCACCGATTCTTTCGGACTCCAGTTAGTCTGGTCAATTGTTTTAATAAATTGTCCGGGTATGTCATAATTGAATTGCTTGCCAGGATGTGCTTGTGCATAACCTTCTGGTTTGGTTTGCTTAATGCCACCATGTAAACCTTGACTTAGTTGATTAATCAATACATTCTTTTGCTTGCTGATACCTTCAACTGCACCCAATGTTGCTTTCAATCCTTTTGGATCACTTAATAACGTTTGTGCTTTCTTGGGACTTAGGTTTGCATTAGCCCATTCAGGAAAGTCAGCTAATAAGCCTTCAGTACGTAAGTGTTTATTCAAATAAGAATATAGTTCTCCGCCTGGATTACTTAATCCTGGTTTAGGTGCTAGATAGTTATCAATTAGTTTAGCATTTGATGTGATAAACTTTTCCATGCTGTCAAGACCTTGGGTATCTAACGGCACAGGTTCTTGAACATAAGTAGTACCTTGAACTATTACACCAGGAACACTTAAACTTTCTGCATTAGGCAATCGTTGCTCATCACTACTACCCATTGTAGGGAAATATCCCGTTGCAGCAACCATTACTTTTGATTTAGCAATCTTCTTGCCTAAATCACTATCTACTGGGATATGAAATGTAGTAATGTTAGGAGTGAAATCATATGTGTTTGTTTCACGATTTACTACAGGCATAGCACTAGTACCATCTGGTTTATTGCCTGGATAGAATAATAGTCCACCTTCTAAGTAACCTTGTTTAGGACTAATCTTTTCAAAGTATGGCCATAAGCTAGCAAACTGATTAGCGAATTGTTGTCTAGCTTTAGGATCACCACTGCCAGTTCCCATTACAAATGCTTTAACATCATTTGGGCTACGCATTACAGTAGATGCACCGCTACTGGTCTCGGTCTTGCCACTCTTTAAGTATTGCCAAGCATTCTTTGGAAACATACCAAAGTTACCTTGCTCGTCACGCCCCCAGTAAACTACTGGCATGCCGTCCCACTTCAATTCAATACTTCCACCTTCTTCACCCATATGCTTAAGACGTTCTATTGCATGAAGTCCACCATGACTACCATCACTTAACACAAGGTCTTCAATGTGTTGATATTTGCGACCAACTTTGGGTGCTGCGGCTTCAGTTAGAAAATCACTTGGTTTCATTTTAATATATCCAATGCACGACGGAACCATTCAGTTACGTTTGGGGTAGCTTGTTGCCAGCTATGACCGGCACGTGCCATATTCATTATATCATCTTTGCGTTTCTGATCGGGAATCTTATCCATGATAGATTCTACACTGCCCAAGTCTTGTCCTGATGCACCTTGACCTAATAGGTATTTTGCGATTGTATCCCAATCATCACTAAGCAATTCTGCTTTCTTACCTGCATTGTCTCGCTTATATAATCCCTCATCAGGACTCCATAACATGCCCTGAGTGCTTGCAAGTGCATTCATTACTAGTTGTTTGTTAACACCTTTGTATGGACTACCTTTTGGAATATCATGTCTATGATACTGTGCTACTTTAGATGCATTAGGTACTACTTTGATATCAACTTGATAAAACTTGTCTCCCATTGGGATTCTAGTATGTACAGTTACCCCAGCTTGTTTTGTTTGTAGTCCTTGCTTTTGCATATAATCATTTAATGCCTTGCGTGTAGTTTTAGCATCAGGTGTACCAAACACATGCATCAAATCTGATAATTCAATCATTGAGTCTAAGTCATTAGACGGAACAACATCTCCATTGGCAGTATGTCTTGGTTTCCAGCATGAACCTATTACTTCTAATTTTGTTTTAAGCGGATCTAGAAATTTTTGAGTAGTAGCGGTTAATGGTTTACCAACTCGTGACGGATCAAAGTTTGTTTCTACGTCATCCCAAATGTTTCCACCTTCAAATAATTTCATAATATCAACCTTAATAACTTAGTTTAATGTAACCAACGACACCTTGTTGGAAGTCAACCACTTTTGCTCTCATATAAACAAAGTTGCCAGTGACGTTTGTATATTGTGTAGCATTTGGATTGTCAATTCCAGTATAATCATACACATCAAACCATTGGTTATCTACGGTTGCTGGATTTGCGAGTGTTGCTTGAATAACAATATTACCTATAATATTAGATACATTAAAGTTAACTGTTTGTAAATCTCTATTGCCCAAATAATATGCGGCTGCGGGTTGAGCATTCCCTACTACAGTATAAGGTGCTCCGTTACCTGGATTTTGATAGGCTGTTTGTGGTAACAGAATAAGGGTGGTAGATTGGCTCATTATGCTTTTACCACTTCAACTACTACACTTTCGCCAGCAAGTTCCTGTGCAACCTGCTCTAATGCTTGCTGAATGTCAAGCCCAGCGATATCAGAATTATTTGATTCGCTGTCCTTAACAATTTTACTAAAGGTTATTACTACCGATTCTGTTACGATTTTTGCCATGAAAAATACTCCATTATAGAGTATTTATCATTTCAGACAGGTTCGGGTCGTTTTTCTAATTTATAGCGTTTTCCAAGCATATGGCCATACATTAGCAGCAAATAACTTAATGTGCTTTCATTGTCGTAATCAATAGAATGATTTCCGTCTGTCCGGCTATACTTCCAACTGGTAACAGACAGATGCGGACGGTTAATATACTTATCTAACCATTCTTTTAGTGCTTTGCTTGGAACTAGTTCTTTACTTTTCTTAATAGTATTGTACAAATCTTTGACAAAGTTTTTATCATCTAAATATGCACCTCTTAAGT